TCAGCGAAGCCAGCTCCGAAGAGTGTCTTGATCCTTCCCCATACTGTTCCTAATCCGGTGTTATCCAAAAAAGCCATGTTCGTCCTCCTCCTATTGGCAAATATTGGTTATCTCTTCGCCCGTCATCGGGGCGGCATAGTCTCTTGTCCACTCTGTAGTGGCCACTTGTGTGCTGTCATCCGAAGCAGCTGGCCTGTGAGCCAGCTTCACGGACATATCGGTGCCCATGATGACCGAGTCCGTGTTGTGCACCCGTAGCTTGTAAGGGTGATTCGTCAGTGTGCCGAATGTCCCGCCGTTTATTCCGCTACGGATCTCCATGGTGCAGTCGCCGCCGCTCTGTCTGCGGATCACTTGGAAATATCCGCCCGAATTGGTGGATATGACACGCAGGGAGTTAGTGTCGGATGCGGTCTGTATCGTCAGAGGCTTGGTGAAGGTCTTTTCGCCCTTTACCGTCTCCGCCCCTTCGATGTGGACTACATCCTCATTGACGGCTGCGTTCGCAAGAACTTGGGCAAACTCCTCTTCAGTTCCCGTGTATCCTGCCTCGACTGCGTACTGGTAGGCACTCTTGCCCCCGGACGCCGCCATGCTCTCAGAAGATCCGGGAGTGACGCCAAGTGCTTCGGAGAGTGATGTGGACAGAGCCCCCAGCTCCATTTCCGTATATCGGCCCTCCAGCACATCGTATTCCGTGCGGACTATCTTGTATGCCCCGCTCATGTTGTATTTCGGGAATACTACTGCGATTGTGTCGCACAAATTGCACTGGAGGAGGTCTTCGAAGTCCTCATATCCTGAGAAGTCCTGAAGCCTTAAGAAGTCCACCTTGATGTTCTGCTGTGGCAGATGGACTTGCAAGCTGATCATGTACGCCAGGGCCATGTCCTCCAGCTGGGCCACGGTCGGGGCTTCCTCGAACTTGTCTGTCAGGTCAAGCGGGACGCACAGATCTCTGCCCATGTATGAGTCAAGCCCCGAGTTCACTACTCCGCCGATGACCGGACCGTTCTCCCCGTTCCAGAACGGGATACACGAGTTGTACGCTCCAAAATAGTCGGAGTCGTCCGTGTAGTCCGTCATGTTGATTCCGTAGCGAATCGTAAAATCGCGGATTTGACCGCGGTTAGCCAACAATCTGACCGTGAACCTGTCCCACTCATATTCGCCCCCGTAGGAGTCTAAAATCGACCCCTCAGAGCCTCCCAAAAGCTGTCTTACAGTCTTCGGCGTTCCGTCAGCTCCGGCAAGATATGCCGAGCTGGTCATGTCGGTTGAATAGCTGAACGGATTCTCAGGCGAGGCGTGTGTGAGTAGATCCAACGCCCCTGATAATGAGCTGATATTTGATCCCGTAACCGTCAGGAAGCTCTGACGGTATGAGATGTGAACGGCATGGAAAGTCGCCACGCCATTGATCGGCTTTGAATAGCCGACGATATCAAAAGGCTGGACATCTCCGCTCTCGTCATGCGTGACAGCTATGATCCTGCCCGGGATTATTTCATCGAAGTGGACGCCGTCCACAGGATATTCGAAGTTACATTCAAACACCCCGTTCCGTTCTTCGAGGACATGGCAAGATATCATGTCCCGAAGTCTGGCGAGGCCGTTCGATTCGAATGCGGTCTCGTCTCTCTCGTATAGAATTGGAATCATGATGCCCTCCTATACTGTCCACCATCTCGGGGTCACTTTGAGGTCTGTGATGGTAGAATCAAATAGAATGAGGTTATCCCCGGGTTTCAGGGTGGGAAGCTCCGCTCCCAGGGTGACCCCCGAGTTGACGCTTATCATCTCGCCGTCCTCCTCCTTGTATGCCTCGCCGATGTCGAGGTCAAGGTACAGAGGCTCACCCAGGGCGGTCTTAGTGCTGTCGCCCGTGATGCCTGCTATCTGAAGAGTGCAGCTTGAAGGTCTGACGTCTGAAGAGGATGCCGTGATGGTTATCTTTCCATCCGCATCGACCTCGAGTGCTACCGTCATTTGCAACATGGCTATATCGCCATATACGATCTGTATCGTAGCCGATTCGCTTACGGGCGTTCCGTATGTCCATGAGAAATCGTTGAAGTGCAGGGATGCAACAGTGCCCCACTTGGAAATGCTTTCGAAAGCTGTCCCCGTCTGTGATACGATGGTCGCTGATATGATATTTGAACTCACAGCGATATTCAGCCTTGCGGGCCAGTTCAGGCAGACGTTGTCCCCGGTATGAAGTGATGTATAGTTCGGCTCGATCTCGAAAGTGGATTCAAGACTTCCTCTCTGCGTTTCGTTAACGGGCCCATGGATGGATACTTCACCGATGGGCTCGCTTATGATCTCGACCACTTTGACGGGGTTGCCGGCTGTCTTAAAAGTAATTTTTCCATAGCCCGTGACCTCTAACAGAGGACGGGATTCGAATCTCGTCGGGTTCTGGACCGTGCCCGGGATAATACCATGGCCGATGGTGATGGGTGTCTCGCCCGAAGTCAAAAACCGCTGAGGCATACAGTCAAATACGAGGTCAAACTCCCCTGCCTTCAGAAGTGCCGGGGATACCTCCAGTCCGCTCTTATATACTGCAAGGCGATACTCGCCGGGGTTGTATTCGTCTGTTAGTCTCACATAGCCCTTTTTGGAACATAACCATGCACGGATCTCTGCGATCTTGTCTGCAAAGTCCTCTTCATCTGCCCCGAATACTCCAGCAGGATATGTCACTTCTATGTTCTCGAATCTGCCGTGATCGAGGGCGTATGACCCGTTCCTTCCGGGGATAGTGACCATCTCAACGTCACGGACGGGGGCATTGAATGTCCCCTCTCCCGTAATGTACAGACCGAAGTCTCCCGATCTTTCGCCATCGAATATCAGTTCTTTATATATCCCTATGCCCATGCGTTGCTCCTCCTTTTCTGTGCCTGGATGATCCTGCGTTCCACTTCGGCGGCAAGCTCAGACACGCTCATGTTGTCTGATCCGTAGACATTGACCACCATGCCGGGCTGTGCAAAGCGTTTGTCCATCTCTTCCCACAGTTTCTTCAGAGGAAGCACGGCCTCTGCGCCAGCCTCTCCAACGCCCACGCCGCCGAATATCGTTGGGGAGCGGAAGATTCCGCCGTTAGCGTACCAGTCCACCGACACTTTAGGCACGGACGGTGGGATGAGGGAAAGCTCACCCGTAAGCGAGAAGTGCGGGAGTTTGATGAAGTCCTTGATCTTTTGGATGATAGCCCTCACCCTATCGGGAATTGACTTGATGAAGTCTATCGCTTTCGTAAAGCTTGACAACATGATGGCCATCCGTTCCTTGATGAACTCTATGACCGTGCCTACTACTTCCTTGACCTTGGTGAACACGGCGTTCACGATATTGCGGAATTTTTCGCTATGCTCGTATGCGTACATGAACGCCGATACCAAAGCGGTCACGGCGGCAATTACAAGGCCGATGGGCCCGAGGGCGGCAGTGAATGCCGGAGGTAGCATCGCAAGAAGACCTAATACTGTGCTGATGATGCTTGCCACGGGCGAGATCGCGGCCACAAGCCCCGCGATGACCAGGATGAATGCCTGGGTCGGTCCTTGGAGATTTCCGAACCATGTGAAAAGTCTTGCGAGGAAGCCCACCACCTTTTCAAGTACGGGAACGAGCGTCTGTGCGAGGCTCGCTCCTGCCTTTAAGAGGTCGCCCGTGAGCGTGGCTTTCAGTCTGTCCATGGCATCATTGAACTCGTTGGCGGCTGCTACGCCGTCAGCCGAGAGGATCACTCCAGCCTCTTCAGCTTCGATACCGTATGCCTTGAGTGCAGCTCCACCGTCATCGACGATTCCGGCAAGCTCTGCAGCCGACCTTCCGAAGAGTTCCTGAGCAAGGATGTCTCTCTGTGTCTCGTTCTCCACCTGGCTGAGAGCGGTCAGGACCTCATACCACACAGTAGTGGCGTCTCTCATCGAGCCGTCGGCATTGGTGATGCTGACGCCGAGATCGGCGAAGGCAGAATTGTTCGAACCCATCTGTTTGGTCATCCTCTGCATTGACCCGAGCATCGAGTTCATGTCAACATCGACCAGCTCCTGAGCATATTTGAACTTCTGGATCTCGTCAGTCGATACACCGTACTGCTTTGAAAGTGTGGCGATCTCGTCGGCTTGTTTTCCTGCATTGAAGGCATTCCCGAGAAGAGCCCCGCCGAGTGCAGCTCCCGCCATGGAGAGCCCCCTGGTCTTTTTGGCTATGCTGTCGAACTGATTTGAGAGTCCCTTCAGGTTGGCATTCCCCACTTCCTTCAGCTGGCCCTTAAAGGTCTTGAGCTTTGATTCTGTCTCAATGATCTCCCTCTGGAGCTTCCTATACTCAGCGGAGTTCTTTTCCACGCCCTCAGCATCCATGCTCTTCTGTGCTTGCTTCAGCACATCGAGGCGGTCTTTGGTCTGATTGATCTTATCGGTGAGAAGGGTCTGCTTCTGCCTCCAAAGCTCCACTGATGTGGGGTTGAATTTCAGATCCTTATTGACTTGTTTGAGCTCCTGATCGATGTCCTTCGTCTTTTTATCGACATCTTTCAGGGCACTGTCGAGCTTCGTGGTATCGCCACGG